CAATGCAACCCGCATTTGAGGATGAAACACCAGTAAACCCATTCGATCTTTGGAAGGGTGCTGACTTCAAACTTAAGATCACGAAGGTTGCAGGTTTCTGGAACTACGACAAATCTGAGTTCGATGCTCCATCAACACTCGGAGACCTTGATGACAAGGCACTTGAAGGTATTTGGAAGCAAGAACACAGTCTCGCTGCATTTACTGCTGATGATCAGTTCAAGTCTTATGATGAACTTAAGGAACGTCTGGAGAGAACTCTCAAAGGTAATTACTCTGCTAATGTAGAGGAAGAACAGTTTGAAGAGGAAACAACTCCAGAACCCATAGCCGTTAAAGACGGTGTAGTTCAAGGTGGTCAACACCGAACTGCATCTGCGGAAGATGATACACTATCTTACTTTGCTAAACTAGCACAAGAAGATTAGTTGATATAAAACTAAAAGACCCCTTCGGGGGTCTTTTTTTTTACATTGTTACAGAGAATGCACTATTTGCGACTGATACTATATCTTTAGTTCTAACTCTACGTTTATAAACCTCTACAAATTGTTCAATCATACTAGGTCTTATAACTTGTATTCTTTCTTTTTTTGAATTTAATTGCTCTTCAAACTGATAGTTTGTTATTGAAACTGTTGGATTAGCGGTAACAGTTGTAGTGCCATTAAAATAACTTACAGAATAATTTTGGGGTACAACTTTACCTGCAGGTACAATTATATTGTTTCCTTGTTTTACCTCTGTGGTAATGTAATGTTTAGTTGCCTGTGGGTTATCATACTTAGATTCTACATACTCTGCTAATTGTCTACTTGATCGTGGCCATTGTTCATAGTAATTGATAATATCATTTGCAATAAAGAGTGTCCACGCATAAAAAGGATTTTTGTAGATTCTATTGGCAATAACTTCTGGTTTCTCTCCATTGTTTACTAGAAACTCATCAAAAATAGTAACAGAAGTTTTGAACTCCTTTAGAATTTCTGCTCTTCTAAAAATATTTTTAACTGCTAGAAGTTTAACGTCAACAGGAGACGATTGTACGTTATAGTATAAATTTGGTAATGCTTTAAATAACATGATTATAAGTACTTGTTTGTCATAAAATCTGCTCTTGTTAGTGCAGTTAATTCGTTAAATGTAAGAGTTATAGTAATTAATGGTATAGTTCCATCGAAAATTGTTGAGAAAGCACCAAATGGTGTAGTATTTACTCTCATATTAACCAATGCACATAATTTTGTTTGTGGCATCATTGGATGTGGCATATCTGGTTCTGGTTCATACTTACCATTCTCATCTACAGCAGGAGTAAATCTAGGTTCAAGTCTCCAAACATCTGGAAATCCTAGTAACACACCAGATCCACCACCATCAGGATTTTTTGATACTGGATGCATGCCATGTTTAAACCAAGTTAAAATCTCCTGTATCTCTCTAGATTCTTTATCACTTCTTGATGCAAACTCAAAATTAAGTTCAAATTTTCTGAACTCCATTTTCTTGAAGAATTGGATGGCATTTTCATTAGGTGCTAATCCTGCCATTCCTACAACGTTAGTTGGATCTAGTATATTACTATTCACACCGAATAAATTACCTGCCACATCCATTCCTTTCTTCGCTCCCTCAGCTATGAGAGCACTAAATTCATCTTTCTTACCTAGTTTCTGAGTGATTGCAGCTGAACCTCCACCTATGAGAGCACCACTTGTTAAAACTTTAGCTGCCTGAGAAGGATCATCTGCAGCTAATGCCATAGTACCTAACTTAAATGTGTTGTTCCAGTTTGCTCCATAATCATATGTAAACTCATTCGGCATTGCTAGATCGCAATAATTTTTTAAGTATCCTTGATCATGAAAATTTTTTGCGTCGTTTTTTTGATCTAATAGTTCTTGTAATGTTGTTTCAGTCTTTCCTGCACCCCATCCATTTCCTACCTCAAACTTTGTATTTAATATTTCTTCTCTAGTTCTTTCATCTTTTGCAACTTTTCCATTCATATTGCCAGGTGAAAGTGTATTGGCAGTATCAAATCTGACATCTTTAATTGCTTGTTCTAAACCTTCGGGATCAGATATCTTGGACATCAATTCCTTACCACGTGTATTAGAACCATATGCAAATTGTGCTGCGTCTGAAATTCCATCAGTTAAGATCTTAGCTAATCCACTATTTTGAAACGTCCCTAGTACATCATTCTGTTCTTTGGCAACAGTCTTCATAGCTTCATCATAAGAAAATTTATGAATACGTATGAATGAGGCAAATGGAATCTCTGCAATCCTCATAGGATATGCATAATTGTTCCCTTGCTTCTTCTCACTTATTTGATTGTCAGAAATCGTACTCGTCATTTATATTTTTTATGAAACTTATCAAGAGGTAATTGACTTAGCAATTGTATATCTTGCTCTCCAACCTCAAAGAAAATGCTATCTGCATTTTTTGGGATGTAATAATGTAGAGTAGAGTTAGGATATTTATTTGTATTTATAGCAGATAATCGAGCTTTACCATTAATATAATGTATATTCGCTCCAAGGTATATGTCATTCTTCTTTTCGAGTAGTTTTATCAATGGAAATTCATCCCATTCTGCTAACTGATCTTTAAATTTAGGATCATATTCAAAATAATACCACTTATCTACCTCTGGTTCGTCTGTTGCATCATCATATAGCATATTCATGACAGTGCTTCTTAATTTTGATCTAGATATGTTCTTTCCTTTTAACTCTTGTATCCAAGTATCAAACTTTGAGCTCTCTTTCTGTGATGATTTTGAATTTCCAGAGTCTGTCTTTGCAGAATTCTTCTGCTGCATCCCATTTTGCTCTGTTGGTGGCATAGGTCATAACCTCCGTTATATACCTTTTTGTGTGTCGTTTTTGAGGTCTAGGTTCTTTAACCTGTTTTTTAGGTTTAACCTCAACTAAGTATGATTGTATTTTTCCGTCTGCCTCTCTTACTTTCATGTAGAAATCGGGAAAATATCTCCTCCATTTCTTCTGTACAGGGTCTTTATACGGAATAATATGTTCTTCACTTGACCATTCTATGACATTTTTACTGGAATCACAGTAGTCCATAAACTTTTTTTCCCACAAAGAACGATATATTACACCTGTAGGATCACCTTTATACTTGCGATAGTTCTTTACTCTGTATTTTCCTTTATATGCCATACTAAATAAATATATCACTCATAATGAGTATTTATGGCAACGAAGATAACCGTAGATTCATATGTAAAACAAATAGTAGGGAAAGGTGTATCTTCTTCTAACCTATTTGAGTTTACCATACAACCTACACCTCAACTAAAAGCATTTTTTGAGGATAACGACACAGGAATTACAGGCACTGGCGGTAAATTTGAAGCTGGTGTATATAAGACAAACTTATTATGCCAAGATATTCAAATTCCTGGCAGTACATTTAATACTATAGATTTGAAGATGCCTAAGAAAGGGTTGACACAAAAAGTAGCAGCTGCTAAAATGTACAATGAGCTTGATGTGTCTTTTATATGTGATCTAGGTTCATCACCTATAGCATTTTTTAAATTATGGCAAGATATGATTATAGGTATACAACCGCAGAAAATGAAACAGAATCCTGGTTTATATACTGCTGACTCACCTTTTGTTGCTAATGAGCACCAAGCATATGCTCAAAGATATTATGATCATTACACTTGCAATGTTATTATAAAGAAACTAGAAAAATATGGATCTGGTAAAGAAGATTACCAAGAAGTGTTTAGCGTTCAACTTGCAAAAGCATATCCTTATTCTTTTTCAACAGTTCCTTATTCTGCAGGACCTTCGCAAGCTGTTAAAGCTACAGTTGCATTCTTCTATGAATATCAACAATTTGTATTTAAACCTTCGTCACCTCCTAAAACTTCCTAATTATGCCCTTACCTGAAATTGTTACACCAGTCTATGATCTGGTGGTGCCCTCTACTAAAAAGAAAATTAAGTATCGTCCTTTCCTTGTTAAAGAACAAAAAATATTAATTATTGCAATGGAATCTCAAGATGAGGTTCAAATATTAGATGCTATCAAAAATATTTTAAAAAGTTGTATCAGTAGTAGAATTAAAATAGATGATCTTGCTCTATTTGATATTGAATATCTATTCTTACAAATACGTGCTAGATCAATTAGTGAAGAACTTAAACTAAAAGTTACCTGTCCTGATGATGGTGAAACACAAGTTGACGTATCGTTCTTAGCGAATGAAGTTGAAGTACAGTTTCCCGAAGGACATAATAAAATAATAAAACTAGGCAATGATATAACAATAGAGATGAGATATCCAAACCTAGCATATTTCTCTGCAATTAATTTTGCTGATAAAGAAGTTGATCCATATGATTTAGTTGCTCAGTGCATCAAAAGAGTGTACATAGGTGAAGAAGATTCTGGTTCATTTAGTTTCAAAGAAGCAAGGGAGTGGGTTGAGAAACTTACTGCAAATCAATTTGAAAAAATACAAGAGTTTTTTAACACCATGCCTTCTCTTAAGCATGTATTGAATATTAGAAACCCTAAAACTAAAGTTGACAATGAGATAACAATAGAAGGTTTAGTAAGTTTTTTCGGATAGCCCTCTTTGACGAGGGCTTGATGACTTTCTATCAAACAAATTTTTCTCTCGTCCAACACCATAAATATAGTTTGACAGATATTATGAATATGATCCCGTGGGAACGGGAAGTCTATGTGAACCTATTAGTTCAACATCTACAAAAAGAAAGAGAACGTATAGAAGAAGAACGTCGTAAACAAAGGTAATGCCTCAAACTCTCACTATAGACACTAGTACACTAACAAAAAGTGCCTTGGATTTTGGTGAAAGCATGGCAGGGTTTCTTGAAACTGAGTTAGAGTATATTGAATATTTGAGAGGTAGAAACGGTGGGGGCACTGGTGTTGGTGGATTAGGTGGCGAACGTGGTGATGAAACTCAATTTGACTATTCAAAAAAATATAAGAGAGATTTTAATTTTAAACTACCATATTTTAGAAGAAGAAGACTTAAAAACACAAAAAAACCAAGAGGTTACTTAAAAACTAAGGCACAAAGAACCAGATTAATGCGTGCACGACGCAATACGGTAAAACAACTAACTAAACTTGGTCTTAGGGGAGACCAAATAAAACGTTTCAGAGAACTTAAGGCAGCTGGTGCATCAACATCTGATGCGTTAGCCATAGCAAGAAAAAGTAAGGTAAACATGAATGTTGTGCAAAGCACCTTACAAGCAACTCAAGATTTAATTCCAAACAGACCTGCATTTTTAAAACCAGATTTAGTTTTAGATGCTGCAAAAACTAAAGGAAAAGAGATATTAAAACCAGTCCTTACCAAAGTAGATGACATTGGTAAGTCCATAGCGATGAATTCTCCAGAAATCCTTGCAAAAGCACTTCCTGCACTTAAAACCTTCTACAAAACTGGTGCGGGTAAATTTATAAAAAGAATTCCGTTTGGTGTTGGTGCTTTAATTGATTTTGTAATCTTAACAACTATTTTTGGAGAACCACCTGCTAGAGCAGCATTTAAAGCTGCAGGAGGTACATTAGGATCTTGGTTGGGAGGTATTGGGGGTGCTGCACTTGGTGCAGCAATTGGTGGTGTTGGAGCATTTGTTGGTGGTCCTGCAGGTGCAATTGCAGGTGGTTTTATAGGTGACTGGTTAGGTGGCGTAGTATATGATGCTACTCTTGGAAAAGAAAGTAAAGAAGGTGATAAACTTGGTGCTAGTTCTAATGGTGATTCTGGCAAAACTGAAAAGTTTAATCAAGGTGGTGTTGTATCAGGAGCTTCTGGTTTAGGTGCAGTTG